AGCTCGACAAAGCTAGCTTCTGATTAATCTCTTGACGTGTGAAGTTAACACGGCCACGAGTGAAGCGATGTGCTTCCAAGTGGTCCATGAGCTTCCGGCCAAGACCCTGTTGAATCCATTGGTATTCCAAAGGTTCACAGGATATTAGCCTTGGTCCGCGAGAATCTTTTGGAACCAGTACGACTTTAGCAGTGCCCGATTCAAGGCGCTCTAAAGAACGATACCAGGCCAAACGATCGCCAAGCTCAGATGCACCACCCACTACGTAATATTCGTAGTATGGGTAGAACTGATGAATAGCATTGTAGAGGCGGGAAAATTCCCACTTTTCTTCAAGGCGTTCACCAGTACTTACAGCTCCTGGACCATGGCGCGGTACGATATCCTTCGGATCAAAGTCCGATAAGATATCTCTGACGATGTAAGAAGCTGCATCTAAAACTAGAGCAGTCTCACCTTCGTCAGAAAATTCGAGATTTCGATCGGTCTCAACAAAACCGTCGATTACCTCATTCTCCTGTTCGGGAGTATAAGGAAGCTCGAATTTGTAACACGCGAAGAGAACCTGACGCAGATGTTTAACTGCTTCAGGGTCTGCCTCGTCCAGAAGATCCCCGGTGTTCTCATCGAACACACGCTTGAAGTATGCCGACATAAATGCCGGGATACTCGGGCTCCTTTTGAGTCGATGAAACTCTTCAGGAACCTCGAAGCGTCCGCCGATCATTCCAGCATCAAGAGCCTTCCCTAGTCTAGGAAGAATCTTGGTGAGGAAGGAGACAGATTCGTTTTGAGTGCGAGATGTTAAAGTCTCGCAATCACGACGAAGCTGCCTGGGCACCGTGAGATCCAAAGGGTCGCGAGCGACCAAGCGCAGACAAAGGCCGAGCAGTAGCTCGACTTGGCTCTTCGGGAGATCCATTTGGACTTCCTTCCAAGAGCCCGCCTATGGCTCATCCACAATTCTCCTCCTAACAAGAGGAGAAGAGTCTACGTAGTGCAGTGCCATAGACAGGCTTGGCTACTGATACTGACGACAAATAGCTCCATCATACCGCCACGGAATGATGATGCTAGTTGTAGGCAGATACAGGAGCCAAACCTGCACATGGCTGAAAGCACCGGCGAGCGAGGTCAAAAGAGAGAATTGTAGAGGAGAATCAGTACAAGGATTACCACAAAAGGGCAGTCCTTGACTTCATTCCCTATCAAAACTACACTTTTCTGGATAAGAAGCCCATAAGCATCTTGGAGAAACCATAACTTCTCGGTCAAACGAGAAACTACGGCCTCCTGTGCCCATGGACTTGGTAATTTTACCACTCTTATCTCACCTCAGCTTTCGCCGCGTAGTACTTTCTCCGTATTGGTAGAAGCCACGGGACTCGGAAGAGTACCATCGATGAGAAAATCAAAAATATGCGCAAGCATATCCTTGATTTTAGCATCCGTGACTTCGGCTGCCTGAGGAACTGCAAGTGAAAGATTCACTACGCAATCCACAGACCCGTTGGTGGTTGCCACTTTTTCCGTTAATTGGATTAAGTGACGGTCGACGGGGCCACCGTTCGAACCGGCCTTCGTATGCTTGATATTCAAGTAACGAGGATAGGCTCGAGGGGAAGCCGCGTCTAAACGTCGCGTGCCATCGCTTGTGTTTTGCACAAGATCGAAAGCATGCGCGACCCCACCAGCGTCTACCAGAGAGAGAGTGGATGTGAAGGCCATAGGTGAAGGACTCCTTTGTCTTGCAAAATTAGGTGTATCCAACACCTAAAGCTGCAAGAAGCGCAAGTTGCTTGGGAGTGACAAAACTAGCCCGATCGAAGACGGGACTAGTTGGCAGTCCAGGAAGCCTCTCATACACTGAGGAGGAAAACGTACCAATCTCTCGATTTGGAAATCGAGATATATTGTACGACCCTTCTTGATTAACCTGGAAGATTCTGGCTTTAACTTCTTTCTTACGAGAAGTACAAAGACCATAAATCGACCAGTGCTCGGGCTCTTCGACTATATGCCCGTAGCGATTAATCCAGGAATCCATATCGAATACCCAGTCCACTACAAAACTGTATGGTATTGCTTCCCATACAATAGCGAGTGGATCAAGGAATCCGAGGGCTCCTGCCAGTGCGTGCCACTCAGCACGTGCACTCTTCACCCATTCAAGCGTGTGGAACATATATCCACCAGCTCGATAAGTGATTGTGCACTGCTCGATGTCCACACCTAATGCCAAGTTTGCAAATGCATTCAGAGGCACAGGGTCTATAGGAGAGGGTGTTAACACCACTTTCTTATAAGCCCCTAGGTGTGTGTTCTTGCCCCATCGGGCGAGGAGATAATCAAGTCTTGACTTGACAGTCTCCCCAATCCGATACAGCTTCTGAAGATCTCCTATGAGTGGTAACCACCCAAATTCGAGCGTCAGATAGCTGTTGGCAACGACATCCTGAAGGCGGCCAGTGATCTTAGGGATTAAATCCTTAAGCTCTCTCAGCTCCCACATGAAATTAGCTAAGCTAACTTCAGTGGGCATCTGAGCGTTGAAGCTTATAAAGGCTTCATCGTTAAAGACCCACCATTCAGAGTCAGGCGCGGAGGCTTTTGACATGATAGTGTCACGGACCGATGCAGGTAACCCAGCGGAACCATTAAAGGTCCAAAGGGTATTGCATACCCCATAAGACGGCAAGAATGGCGCTTTCACGTCATACTTCCACTTAGTGTGGTAAACCGTTCTAGCGGGGAGCTTACGATTGTAGTCGCCGATACAATCGATCATACTCGAGTATTCCCGAGTTGACCAATTGACCGTCGATGATAAATCGAAGCCAGGATATCCACCACACGGGCCACCGCTTATACCCTCTGATCTGTACGTATATACAGATTGAGGTTCTAAGTCGGAACCCGTTTGGCGATTCCTTACGGTCTGTGCCATGTCCTGTACTCCTAACAGAGCGACCTAGGATATAGATCGGTGTCAAGAGGAGAGCCCAA